GGGGGGCGAACCGGGGTTTGAACCCGATCTCTCCCGTGTAGGTTGGGAGTAGTCTCAATTTGACATAGTTCGCAAGAAAATCGTCCGAAGACTCATGGCGCAAAGATTAAAAAGGGGGTTGATTTTTACGTGGATTTTGAAGATCCGAAACTTGATTTGAAGGATTGGTTCTGCGATCGGTATTTCAATAGCTGAGCCTTTGCATCTCTTGTGGTTGTTGGTACATTCATTGTCGATTCAGACAATGTACAAGAACCATTCAAGCTGACTTTTAGGACCCAAACAATACTCAAAGACTCTAATTTCACTGTGAACGAAAGTTGTTTGTTCTCAGCTAAATTAGCTGCTCTCATGTTTGCAAGAGTTTTGTCGATCATTGATCTAGTCATCTGTGAGGCCTTAAGATCTTTATCCTTAATCACCTCTAAGATGGAATATTTCAGCTGATCAACTATGCTGTCCATCAGACTAACAAATAACTCTGCACCTCTAGCAGATGCGACTCGTCGCATTATCCCAGAGATTCGCTCTACTTCTTTAAGCATAACGAATCGGGCCGGATGAGCTACCTTCAAGATGTTCCACTGTTGTAGTGTCTCGAGAGTAAACATTTTAGCTGGGATTCTGTCTCCTGTTTGAGGATCTTGAGCGAACAAGATGTCTCCCAAGGAGATTGCCTTTGAGATTGCTTTGAAACCATTAGTAGCAGCTTGAATAAGAGTTGAAATTCTCTTGAATTGCTCCGAAATAACAGTGTATTTCCAGAATTCTAAGAGCATCTGCTCATCTATCCCGACGTCGGTCCAAGTCTTAAAGTTCCACTCGTCTGAGTCTTCAAAAGAGAAGGTCTCAGTCAATTTCGTTAACCACTGTGGTAGACTATTCTGTAATACCACCTGGTTGAAATCTTGAAGCGAAAGCTTAAAACCGGCCACTAGCAATTCGAAATTCTCTGGGGCAAAGACCAAGCCTCTTTCTGTCAGCTTCTCCTGTAGTTGCAAGAACATAGAACCGTTCTCGAAGACATTAGCGATAAGCTTCATAGGCAAAGGTGTAATCTCGATCCCTCGGACGAATACTCGTCGGCAGATCTCCGCGATCTGTGCAGAAGTGGTTGAATTGGTTGAGATTATCGATTTGTGTTGTGATATCGCAAGTCCCAACGATTCCATAATCCGTCGATACTGAGTAGCTACCTTCTCGTTCGCAATCATTATATCATCTCCCAAGATCACATAGTCTTTGAACATTGTAGAGAAACCAACTCTAAGAGCTGCTATCTGTACTATGATGTGGTGGGTTAGTCCTAGCATCGGGAAAGATGATTTAGCTCCCATTGGTTGGCCTACAGCGTATCGTACTGAGTGTCCGTTTCCTAAAGAGAAATCTCTAAAGGTTAGAACTTTCTGCCACAATAGTGCAAATCTATCGATCTTGATGATATGAGAAATGATCCGTCTCTGAAGGATAACAGGCAGTCTATCAGTGGCTGCGGTCAGATCAAATGAGAATAGTGAATTCCCAGCAGTAGCTGTGAACTCTTTCACCTTAGATGCTATAGCATTCTGGTTGAAAGTACCATCTTGAGGAATAGATCTAAGGATACCAGCAACAAGATCATGAAAAGGACTCAATAATTCTTGAGTAAAGTAATCGATTATTGCAACCGGTCTCACTTTGTCTCCATTTTCAAAGATTATATGAAGTTTTGAATGTTTCAAAGGTTCTTCATTTGTGCTGATTAGATCTGGCAGTTTTGCTGCTTCTTCAAGAACAGTCAATAGATCTTTTCTTTCTAGTAACAATGCTAATTGTTGAACATTCTCGAATAGATCTTTATCGGCCAGTAAGGCCTTAGCATCTAGATGAGAATTCCAAACTGCTTGTCCATTCGGTCCTTGGGCAGAGGATGAATGAAAGAAAACAGCCTTGTTCGCGAATTTGAAATTGTTTGTCAAAAGGTCACAATCTATTCCAAGCATCTCAAGAGATTTCTGAATCTCATCGTCCTTGATTATACCACCGATATCTGTACCAGGATTGACGATAGTACCCAAGTCAGGTTTCGTCGGTGTTACGACCACTCGGTATAAGTCTAAAATGGATAGTACCATACGGATAAATATTATTCTCTCTCGATCAGTCGATAACTGATTGAAGGCAGAGAATATTCCTACTAACCCTCTTGGGACATTCGTATATGAATCCCACATGTTAACAGGGATAAGACCTTGAGTTCTCTTTAACTGGAAGATGTTAATCTTGAACCAGTTACCCATTAACTTGGAGAGCCGAACGAATTGAAGAGGGTTTTCATTGTACTCGTTCCGTAATTCAGTGATCAAATCAGTAAGTGCCATTACAGCAGGATTTGAAAGACCAGTCTGAGTTTCCATGAACAAATGAAGATGTGAAATGGCATTAGCAATTCTCTTATTGTTTCGTGCTTCATTCACTGAAGGAACCATAGGTTGCCAACCTCTTAGACCGAGTGACTCGATTGTTTTGGTTGTATTTAAAAGTGTGTGTGAAGTATAAATACTTCTTGTGAAAAGTGTTGTTGTTTTGCTGATTACAGCTTTTGTTGTTGTTGTGAATAATTTCATGTTTGTGTTATAGTGTGTTTTTCTATCTTATACTTTACAAAGACGTAAACTCAAATGGTTGACCTATCACCTATGAGGACTTTTCTACGCTACATACTTAAGACGTAAGTAGCAACGCAATTTATCTATCCGATCGCAGCGTCATCTGCAGCTGACATTACCGTGAAAGGGGAAGAGAGAGTGTGAAGTTAACCACTTTCCCCCCC